AGTCTATTCCTCAAGAAGAATTAGTTTTTCGTGTAATGACTATGGAACATATCCCTGATGAGCCGGGTAGGAAAAGAATCCCAAAAAATGAAGCAGAAACAAAAGCAAAAGTAAACTTTCCTTCTTTCAAACATTATGCTTATGTAAATGGTGAGGTAACAGAAGTTGCTAGAAGTCATTGGCAAGGTAGTGTTAGCAATGGCCACTTTAGTGTTGACCATGGTAAGATTACTAACAAGTTAGGAACTATGTTTTTAAAACTTGTTGAAAGGTATTCGCACAGAGCAAACTGGCGTGGTTATACTTATGTAGACGAAATGAGAGGACAAGCATTAGTACAGTTATCTCAAATTGGTTTACAGTTTAACGAAGCAAAGTCTGATAATCCGTTTGCATATTATACTGCCGCAGTGAACAATAGTTTTACTAGAATTTTAAATTTAGAAAAACGTAATCAAATGATTAGAGATGACATTTTAATTGAACAAGGTCATTTACCTAGTTATGGCAGACAAATTAAACACGAAGAAGAAATGAGACAAATTCGTGAAGCGGCAGAAACTGACGCACAAAGCGACATCAATAATTAATTTATGGCCCAACTGTTTAAGACAGCGGCGTGTTTTACTGATATTCACTATGGGTTAAAACAAAATAGCCGTTTACATTTAGAAGACTGCCGTAGGTATGTGGACTGGTTTATTGCAGAAGCAAAAGCCAGAAATGCAGAAACCTGTATTTTCCTAGGAGACTGGAATCATCATAGAGCAAGTATTAGTGTAGCAACTATGAATGCATCTATTGTAGATCTTAAAAAACTTAATGATGCATTTGAAAAAGTGTACTTTATTACAGGTAATCACGACCTTTATTACAAAGACAAAAGAGATATGAACAGCATAGAATATGCTCGTGACTTACCTAACTTTGTAATGTGTGATGACTTCCTAGTACAAGATGATGTTGCTATTATACCGTGGCTTGTAGGAGACGATTACAAAACTGTTTCTAAAATGCAAGTTAAGTATATGTTTGGACATTTTGAACTGCCATACTTTAAGATGAATGCAATGGTAGAGATGCCAGATCACGGTGGCATTAACGATAAAATGCTAAGTGGTCCTGAGTATGTTTTTAGTGGACATTTTCATAAACGTCAATATAAAAATAATATACATTATATAGGAAATGCTTTCCCACATAATTACGCAGATGTTAGAGATGATGAACGAGGTGCTATGTTCCTTACATGGGGAGAAGAACCTCAATATGTAAATTGGGAAATGTGTCCAAAATACAGAGTCTTTACATTAAAAGAACTTTTAGATGATCATCAAAACTTACTGGACGAATACACTTATGCAAGGGTTAAACTTGATATTAGTATTAGTTATGAAGAAGCAAACTTTATTAGAGAGAAATTTGCAGAACAATACAATGTAAGAGAACTGCAACTTATTCCAGTAAAAGAAGAGGAAGAGTTTGAAGGCGGCGAAATACAATTTGAAAGTGTAAATCAAATAGTACTTGCTCAATTAGACACAATAGAATCAAATACAATTAATAAAGATATGTTAGTTGAAATTTATAACAGTATAGATACCGAATAATGCTAAAGATTAAAAATGTAAGTGCAAAAAACTTTATGAGTGTGGGCAACAACACACAGGCAGTTAATTTTGATAACTGTCAACTTACACTTGTATTAGGTCACAACCTAGACATGGGCGGAGACGGTAGCAGAAATGGTACTGGTAAAACTACTATCATTAATGCACTCAGTTATGCATTGTATGGAGATGCATTAACAAACATTCGTAAAGACAACTTAATAAACAAAACAAATGGTAAAGGAATGATTACCACAGTTGAATTTGAAATAGAAGGTAAATCTTATCGTATAGAAAGAGGCAGACGTCCTAATGTTTTAAAATTGTTTATTGACGGTACTGATGCATTAGATAATGAACAACAAGGGGATAGTAGAGAAACACAAAAAGAAATAGAAAAAATTATTGGTTTCCCTCATAATATGTTTAAGCATCTAATTGCACTTAATACATACACAGAACCTTTCCTTAGTATGAGAGCGAACGACCAAAGAGACATGATTGAGCAATTACTTGGTATTACTGAATTAAGTTTAAAAGCAGAAATACTAAAAGAGAGACAAAAATATACTAGAGAATCTATTAAAGAAGAAGAAATAACTATTGCTACTATTAATACAAGTAACGAAAGAATAGAAAAAAATATTAAAGAGATAGAAAGTCGTAGTAGAGCATGGGAAAAGAACAAAGAAGATAAAATTATATCTTTAGGTGAAGAGATAGTTAAATTAGAAACTATAGATATAGACTTAGAAGTAGACAATCATAAATTATTAAGTGATCTTAAAGAACAAAAATCAAACTTACAAGTATTACAGTCAGAAGAAAAAAGAACTAATACAAGTTTAAAAAGAAGTACAGAGAAACTAACAGAATTAAAGTCTGCATTAGAAAGTGCTAAAGCAGGTGTATGTCCAACATGTGATCAAGCAACGGCACATCTAGACACACATGAAGCATATACACAGGAACTGCAGGATAAAATAGTAGAAGAAGAAGAATATTTTACTGGATTACAAGAACGCAATAATGATATACAAGCAGGTTTGGATGACTTCAGTGACATGCAAGAAGAACCACAGGTGTTCTATAGCACACTTGAACAGGCATTACAACACAAACACAATGTAGAAACAATGCGTACTCAATTAGAAGAAAAAGCATTAGACGAAAATCCTTATATAGAACAAATTGAATCACTACAAACGACAGGTATACAGGAAGTTAATTTTGATGTAATGAATGAATTAACACATTTACAAGAACATCAAGATTTCTTACACAAATTACTTACAAGTAAAGATAGTTTTATTCGTAAGAAAATAATTGATCAAAATATTGCATACCTAAACCACAGACTAGCATACTACTTAGATAAGTTAGGATTACCTCATGATGTTAAGTTTGCAAGTGATCTAGGCGTAGAAATAACAGAGTATGGTAGAGACTTAGACTTTGATAATCTCAGTAGAGGAGAGCGAAATAGACTTATTTTAGGTTTATCATGGGCGTTCAGAGACATGTATGAAAGTTTAAATAGACCAATGAACCTAATGTGTGTAGATGAACTTATTGACAGTGGTATGGACAGCATGGGTGTTGAAAATGCTTTGGGTGTATTAAAGAAAATGCATAGAGAACAAGGTAAAAACATAATGCTTATTTCCCATAAAGAAGAACTTGTTGGTAGAGTTAATAATGTACTTACTGTTGTTAAAGAAGGCGGATTTACAGCATATAATACAGACACCGAATATGTCAACTAATGATTCTAGTACTCACTACTCCCAGAACAGGTAGCACTTGGTACTGTGAGCATCTTGCAAAACAACACTCACTAGAAAATCTAGATGAATATTTTGGTGAGTTCGAGTACACTCTTTCTGAACAAAACAATAAGTTAGAATATATTTCAAACAATAAAGATGTTGTCTTTAAATGTTTTCCTTGGCATCTTAAAAATATTCGAACTAATTTTTTAAGAGCAGGGTTTTTAGAAAATAAGTTATTAAAACTAGCAGATGAGATTCATATTTTGACTCGTATGGATTTTGAAAGTCAAATTAAAAGTTTTTATATTGCAGGGTTGACCGGTGTATGGGACGGTAGTCCGCAGGAATTAGAGACCATAGAACTTGACAAAGCCAAATTTGAATACTGCGACCGGCATCTAAAAAACGGCTATTGGCACCTATCAGAATACTATAAAGATCTAAAATGCAAACTTATAGATTATAGTGAACTACCTTTCAATACTGATATAAATAAGAAATATATAAGACCTGTTAAATGGTCAAGTGAACCAATTATAAAAGATATTCAAATATCTAAATTGTTTAACAAATGAACTCATTATGATTACAGTATTAACACTTCCAAGAACAGGTAGTACATGGTATTGTGAATACCTTTCTAAATTACACAATTATCGTAATCTTAAAGAATATTTTGATAATGACAGTTGGAACACAAATTTAAGTCAACTTAAAGGTTTAAACTATTTAGAGTCTAATCCGGATTCAATATTAAAAGTATTTCCTTCTCAACTTAAACACAATGTAGGAGATATAAACCATGTTACTCAAACCAGTATCACTACCTCTAGGCGTCCTAATTTTGATAAACATGTTTTAAATTTATCTAAAAAAACATATCTATTAATAAGGAAGGATTTTCAATCTCAATGCATAAGTTATTATCTGGCATCTATTAATGATACATTTGTGGTAACACATACAGATCATGAATATATTGTATTTGACCAACAAAGATGGGAAAATGTTGTGAATAATCTGTTACAAGAATATAAAGATTTAGGAGAGTATTATAAACATTATGACTGCGAACTTATAGATTATAGTGAACTGCCGTTTAACACTACACCTCATCTTAAAAAATATGTAAGACCCGTTACTTGGGATTTTAAGCCGGATATTATTGATATAGATATATTATCTTTCTTCAATAAAAAAGGGACCTAAAGTCCCTTTTAAACCTTTACAATATTACTTTTCTGTTACAAAAGCATTAAGTTGTCTTGCAGTTTCAATAACATCAGCCGCTGTTATTTCAGTAACAGGTACAGACTTTTTATCATCCGGAAATGAGTCATTGTGACTGTAAATTGCATTACATTGTCTTTCGTGATTCTGTTCTAGAATCCCTTGTGCTTGGTTAAGTAGATCGGCTCTGATTTCGAACCCAGTTTTATTACTATTCATATTTTTCTCCTGTGTGTATGTGTGTAATATGTAGCATTTGCTACATACCTATTTATAAATTATTTTTAAAAAAAGCAATAAAAACGGTTGACAACTTGTGCTTTTATGCTATACTATATGTATATTAAATAAAAGGTAAGGAGTTAATATGTCATTAAATGAAATAAAACAAGGTGTAATGAGAGGTAATTTTACAACTTCAGAGTTACAATCTTTAATTAGTTACACTAGAACTGTAATGGAAACACAGACTAAAGCAACATTAAGTGTTGGTGATAATGTGTTTGTTGTACAGAAAACAAAAAGAACGCCTGGTGTTATCAAGAAAGTAAACATCAAACGTTGTGTTGTTGATATGCAAGGTAGCAGTTATAATGTTCCACTTAGCATGATTGAAGTCGCTTAATGATTGAAATATTACAAGAAGTAACTGACTGGGGAAAGTACAAGGTAAACAATGGAGTTTATCATGTAAGTTCCTCAGGCAGACTTGTAGGTTATCAAGTTGATCAAGATTCTGATCTGCAAGTTCTTAAAGTTCCTAGTACACAATTCAGTAAAGCAAGACGTAAGTTTGTGAAAATTGGCGAAAGGGAAGAAGAACTGGAAAGTCATATAGTAAAAATACAAGGTTCAAAAGGTAATGTTTATTTGCTGGACACTAAAAAGAATACTTGCACATGTCCTGGTTATACTTTTAGAGGTAACTGCAAACATATTAAAGAGCACTTACAAACAGTTTAGGTCCTACGGACCTTTTAAAACTACATTCAATCGTTTCGTTTCACTCAACTCTTTCATTTGTTTTAAATTTTTTTATTTAAGACCGTTATCATGTATGTTGAAGTCATAACTCACCTATACAGGTGAGAATGATAGTCATCATGTGATGCATTGTCATCTTAACCTCGGGTGCTACTAGGAACCAGTGAGCCTTATGTCCCCATACACTACCGTCACGAATCTCACGGAAATTATATAACCTAGGTAAGGTTAGTTATATAACTTGTAGGTTGCTTTTTCTCAGAGCCCACATCCTTTTAATACTGTTTGTCGTGTGTTTGTATCTTTGCCGCTATACATCTCCAAATCTCGCACCAGGATTACTGGATTGTCGAGGAGCCCGATATTCAGTGCCTCGGTTGGGGCGGGTATATAGTCCTTTGTGTGCCTTGCTGTGACTTAACGTCTGTGATGTGCCATGTGAGTTGTTATCAGCAAATAGTTATCAGTCTGATAATGCTTCTTTCAGGATTTGTGAACCACCTACTCTGACATTAATGATTCCGTTATAATAATCGTCTGTAAGTAATACTTTTCTTTTGAATTGTTCTTCTGCTTCTATGTAACTTGCAATACCTCTACTAGCACAATACTGTAATATTTCCCTAGTAAATTTATCTTCTCCCAGTTCTATTACATCTGCTTTTAAATGGTCGTTGCTACCCCAATAAGTACGCCAGTCACTTTCTTTTGTACCACGACGTTTGTTCTTTTTGCCTTTAAGCGGGGGTTTTGTTGTTTTAAATTTTGCTAACTTTTTGCCAACATATTTTTTATCGTTGGTTAGGTTGGTAATTAGATATACGAATGCTTCACAGTCTTCAGGAAGTTCTAATACTTCTTTATTTTGATATAGCCAAGTCATTTATAATTCTTCACTAACCGTTTTTCCTGCTTTTTGTTTTAAATATTTTTCTATGGTGGTTGCTATTAGTTGTCGTTGTGGTGCAGACATAGACCATAGTTCGGACCAAGTTACAGAACCTTCACTATAAATTACTATCTCTGTAATAGTTTTTTCTAGGGCGTCTGTTTCTTTTTTCAGCCTCCCAAGATATGCCACTATCTCTTCCGACTCTGATTGAGCTAGGAAGCGGTGAAAAAATTTACAGGATTAAAGTTAACCTCACTTTCAAATACATATGGTTCTTCTTCAGTACCACACCCTTCTTTAACACATGAAAGTTCCATTTGTTTATTGATGCCTATCTTACCAATTTCTGTAACAAAACTTTCTATTTGTGAACCAATTCGTCTATCACAGTTTTCCATAAATTCTTTTAATTGATTATAGTCTGTAACTTCTATGGTTTCACCGTCTGCACCTTTTAAAGTAATTACTTTAATACTATCAACTAATAGATCAAAGTTTAAATTTGCAAGTTCTACAAAGTTATCATTAAATGCACGGATTCTATCTACCTCATCTTCTATACCTACAATGGATTGTAGACTTCTAGTACTTCTAAAATTAGCAATACCGGCCTTCACAGCAGATTGATAACTAAAGGGTTGCAGTTTAACTAATAAACCACTTTCTGTAGTAAATTCATATGTTTCTTTCAAAGTGGTCATGGTAGTTAATACACCTTCAACACTTAATAAATGTGTAACTTCTTCACCACACTTATCACATGTTGCAGTAACTTCTATATCGTCACCAAATGTTGCACCTTGTATAGCAACTAATAATGCATCTACATCGTTACTATAAAGTTTTGTAGCATCTTTAACACTTGGTATACAACTTTCTACAACTTGTACTACAGCATCACCGTTAAGTAATGCATCTGGATTTTTCATTATTAATTCATCTTTAGCAGTCATAGAATAGACAGCATGTTCATCCATAGATGTATCTATAATCTCGGAATCATAGTACTGACCACCACTTGGTAAACTTGTATATAATTTTGGCGTTCTAAAATGCCCTGCTAAAGGATTTTTATTATCTTGTTTTGCCATAGTTAAAACTCCTGTTAATTACTCTGATAAATATAGTATAGAGTAGTAATGTTCTACAAGTATTTATCATAGTTAAATACGCATATAATAGAAGTTGGTAATATAATGGCAGATAAAAGCTCAGGACAAAATTTTGAGGCAACAATAACAGATTTAAGCGGCGGCGGTAATAATTACTCGGCTAAATTACCTTCCTTTGTATTAGATAGTACAATGAGGGAAGTTGTTAAAGGTTTAACAGAAGCAATTTCAAATGCAGACAAAGAAAATATCTCTGGTCTTAAAGAGTTAAACAAGGAATACCTAAAGGCACTTAAACAACAGACTGAGTCACTAGGCGAGAACACCGAAGATTCTAATAATAAAAATAGTGAAGATCGGAAACAAAATACTAAAGAACTTGCAAAAGAAGTAGATAAAATATTAGCCTCGGAAAAATCCGATACTGAGAAAAAGCGAGACAAACAAGATGCAATGTTTCAAAGGAATTTTGAAAAGGCCGCTAGATTTCAAGGAGACCTACTAGTTTCTGCTATTAAAGGAATTGCTGTAATATTTGGTACAGCAGGCGGAATAATGCTAAATTCTTTCTCTAACTTAGGTAACGGATTAAGAACATTAACAGATACAGGTCAAGCATTTGGTGACCAACTTGGGGAAGGTACAAGCAAGTCAACTGATAATATTGTTGCAATGAACCTAATGGGCTTTACTACAGAAGAAGCGGTTTCGGCTCTATCACAATATTCAAGAGCTATGAGTTCAATGGGACAAAGTACTTTAGTAGGACTTAATAAAGATTTTTTAAGACTCTCAAATAATGGTGCAACATTAGGTGTAACACTAGATGAGGCCTCGGAGATGTTTTTAACAGATCAACAGTTCAGAGCTCGTACTTTAAATAGAGACAAAATAAACCAAAGTATCACAGCACAATTAACTATCCAAAGTATACAAAATTTAAGGGGTTTCTCTTCTATACTAGGACAAAGTGCTGATGCTATAAGACAAACTGCAGAAGGTATAGTAGAAGCAGATAAATCCTTCCAAGCATTTGCTAATACACTTGACCCTACAAAAGCAACGGAATTAAATGCAGTCGGAAGAAGTTTAGTAGAAGGATTAATTGCAGTATTCCCAGAGTCTGGAGAAGAATTTGGAACTGCATTATTAAGCACAGCAGGTACAGGCATTGGAGCAATTAGTGAATTTGCAAGGAGCCTAATTCCTTTAGGTGGAGACTTATATGATTCATTCCAAAGTGTAGCCGGACAATTACAATCTGGTTCACTTACACTGGAACAAGTACCAATGGCCCTACAAGAATTAGTTAATGCGGCTAGTATGAATAGTGATGAATTAGATCGTTTAAGAGTTATTTCAGGTTTAGAAGGACCACAGGCAGATGCCGCCAAATTGATTATACAAATGCAACAAGAAGCAAGTATGACCAAAGACCGTCTCACTCAACTTGCTAAAGGTACTGGTATGACCTATGATACTATACAAGAAACTACTGTGGGTTTTGAAAATATAATGAAAACACTAAGAGGTGGATATAGTTCATTAGTTAATTCTATCCCTATTGGTGCCGCAGAACAGTTAGGTACTAATTTTGATTCTTTACTTGATGCTGTGTTTGGCCAAGGCGGAATAAGTTTCTTAACAACAGAATTACAGAGGGCAGGAAGACAAATAGGACTGGCAATAGGTGATACTATAAATTCATTAGCAGGACCTGATGGATTTAGGTCCACAATAACTAGCCTTATAGATACAATAATTAGTGTAACTAAAAGTTTTCTTGGCAGAGTAACAAGAATTATACAAGCATTTGAAAGAGACGGCAAAATAGATTTTGGTGCAGTCTTTAGACAGTTTATTTTTGAAGGTGTTGGCTTGGTGTTTGAAGCGATTGGACTGGCATTTTCCGCCTTACCATGGAGTGTAATTTTTACTAGTGCAACATTTTTGGCAGGTTGGGCGGCATTAACTTTGGTTATCTCTGGATTTTTTGCAACGGCGGCGACGGCGGCTGGCACCGCATTCCAGATAGCGGCGGCAAAGGTGGCGGCGTCAGGAATGCTAGGAGGCGGCGGCTTTATGAAAGGCGCAGGCAGATTAGTAAAAGGAACAGCAATTACGGCAGGTATAATAGGCGGCGGAACTGCTATTTATAATAATATAACGGCTCCTAGAGATACAGAATACGAAAAGAAAAAAGCAAATAGAGGAATAGGTGGAACCATACTTGGCGCACTATTAGGAGTAGGCGCCTTGATGTTGGTTGTGGGTTCTGGCGGTCTTGCGGCGGCACCATTAGCCGCGGTGGCGGCAGGCGGCGCTGGTGCTTATTTAGGTAATAAGGTTGGAGAAAGTGAATTTGTAAGCGGTAAAGACCCCAAAGACAAAGAAAAGAACAAACAACAAGCATTAATGACCTCTCCTAGTATGCAAGGACCGGCCTATACCGGAATTAACACAAATTACTTAGATAGTATGACTGATCTTAATTCAGCAAATCAATCAGTATTTTCTGCAAGAGAAATTAATAAGTTAGATCAGGAAACTCCAGAGACTAAAGCACTGGCACTTATACTAGCAGAAAATAAGAGACTTAATAGACAAATTCAAAATATGATATCTGCAGGACTAAAAACTATACCTGATGAGAAACAAAGGGCATAGTTATTCATTAACCCACCAAACACTTGACAACTCTTGATAAATAGTGTAATATACTATTAAGGAAATTAATAAATGAGTTGGAAGAAATATTTTACATCTGTTGATAATAGTGGGTTACCACTAAACGTTCAAGGTACTGCACCCGAAAGAGGAGTAGGTGCCGCAACCAGCAGATATGCCAGTTGGTTACCTGAAGTATATGCAGGAAGTCCTAATAGACTTATGCGATACATTCAGTATGATCAAATGGACAACGACTTAGAAATTAATGCGGCTTTAGATACTATTGCAGAATTTGGTACACAAGAAGATGATTATGGTGGATTACCATTTGAATTAAATTATGTTACAGACCCAACTGACACAGAAAATAAGATACTTAGTAAGACCCTAACTCAATGGTGTAGACTAAACGAACTGCATAAAAGAGCATTTAGAATATTCCGTAGCACTATAAAATACGGAGATCAATTCTTTATTAGAGACCCTGAAACATTTAAATTATACTGGACAGACCCAGCAAACATAGAAAAGGTAGTTGTAAACGAATCAGACGGTAAAAAAATTGAAACATATTTTGTTAAACAATTAGCACCTAACTTTGAAGAAATGATAGCAACAAATCCAGCGGCACTACATAGTAGACCTTACGGTGGCGGACAAGGATTAAATGCGGCAATGAGTTCAGTTAATAGTCAAGCAAATAATTACATGACTGGAGCAATAGACGGTGTAGATCAAGGTACTCCAGTTGATGCAGAACATGTTGTACATGTTAGTTTAACAGAAGGCATGGATCATTCATGGCCTTTTGGAATTAGCATATTAGAACCAATTTTTAAAGTTTTTAAACAAAAAGAATTACTAGAAGATTCAATTATTATTTACAGAGTACATAGAGCACCTGAAAGACGTGTGTTTATGATTGACGTAGGTAATATGCCACCTCACAAAGCAAGACAGTACTTAGAACAAGTTAAGTATGAAGTACAACAAAAACGTGTTCCTAATAAGAAGTCAGACGGTACTAGTGTTGCAGATTCGGCCTATAACCCTATGAGCATGTTAGAAGATTACTTCTTTGCTCAAACGGCAGACGGCAGAGGCTCTAAAGTAGACACATTACCCGGTGGTGAGAACTTAGGACAAATAGACGATTTAAGATACTTTAATAATAAACTATTAAGAGGTTTAAGAGTACCAAGTTCATACTTACCTACTGGACCAGAAGACGGAAGTAGTGTTTATAATGACGGTAAAGTTGGTATTGCTTATATTCAAGAGTACAGATTTGCAAGATATGTAGAAAGATTGCAGAAACAGATACAAGAGGACATGGACGGTGAGTTTAAACTGTTCCTTAAACATAGAGGAATAGAGATAGATCCTTCAGAGTTCTTCCTTACATTTAATAAGCCAATGAACTTTAGTTCTTACAGAGATTTACAATTAGATACAGAAAGAGCGAATTTATATAATACATTGGCCGCTAGTCCACACTTATCAAATCAGTTTAAACTGAAGAAATATCTCGGTTTATCAGAAGATGAGATGAAAGACAACGAAGCATTATGGCGTAAAGAAAACGATTATAAGAAGTTTGTTGACGACAGCAAAAATATGGACCTTAGAAATATAGGTGTTAGAGCTGAGGCAGATGCGGCAGTTAATTTAGATACAGAATTAGATCCAATGGCTGTTCCTGGTATAGAAGACGCACCAGTTGACGATCTAGGCATAAATACTGATGCGGGTATAGGCGGAGAAGTTCCTCCTGGTACCACGGAGATATAATGAGACTAGTAGAATTTTACAATCCTGAATTCGACCAATTTGTTAAAAGCAATTCGGAAGATGCTAGAGCACCTAAATTAACATTAGAGGCTTTAGGTAAATTACGGAAAGCAAAAGAGATTAAACGTGCAGAAGATTTGGAACATGCTAAGTTTCAAAAGATAATGTATGCAAACCCTAGTCAAGCAGGTATTTAAACTAGTTTAAATTATAATCTTAATTATATAAATATAGTAGCAAATCACAACAATCTGATCAGAATGATCAGAATCACACCGTTTTTAACATAAAAACACAACATATCACTAAGTACTAAACAAGCAGGATAGTAGATGTCATATCTATGACCTGTAAACAAATCTTTAAATGGAGACCACAATGTCAGAATCAAGAAACAAATTAGAAGAAATTCTTGAACTTCTCCTTGCTGAAGAGAATGAAAAAGCAGAAGAAATGCTTCATGAGTATGTTGTTGCAAAAGCAAGAGCGGAATATGAAAACATTTTAGATGAAGATTCATCAGCGGATAGCGAAGAAGTTGAAGAAGCAAAAGAATCAGAAGAAGAAGCAGTAGAAGAGGCTGAAGAATCAGAAGAAGAAGCAGTTGAAGAAACAGCGGAAACTGAAGAAGAAGCAGTTGAAGAAGAAATAGATCAAACTGCATCTTTTGAAGATGATATCAGAGCAGACGAAGAAGAAATCGATGCAGATACTTTTGAAGCAGACGAAGAAGAGAGTGAAGAAGAATCAGAAGAAGGCGACTTAGAAGATAAAGTTGATAATCTTGAAGATGAACTTGACGAACTTAAAGCAGAATTCGAAAAACTATTGTCAGACGAAGAAGATGGTGATATGGAAGACGGCGAAGAAGCAGAAATGGACGCAGACATGGAAATGGGCGATGAGCTTGATCTAGAATCAGTTGAATATGATTTAGATGAAGAAATTGCTGAAGAAGATGAAGTTGTTGAAGAAGCAACTAAACTTTCTGATAACGTTGCGGCACCAAAAGGCGGAAACGAAGATTCTAAAGACGGTATGAAAATGCCAGCACCAACAAAAGTCGGTAAAGATGTTAAAGCACCAGTTATAAATGACGGTAGCGATGGCAACAAAGGCGATAGTGCAAAAGATCATACACCTACAGACAATATTAAAGTTGAACCTAAAAAGGCATAAGTCTTTTTATTAAAAAGTAGGAGTAGACAATGGCCAATAAACTATACGAATATTTAAGTCCTGAGCAATCTGGAGTCCAGGTAATGGAATCCAAAGATGGTAAAGACTTATTTATGGCTGGTTTATTCATTCAAGGTGATGTAAAAAACCAAAATGGTAGAGTATATCCCAAGGATGAGATACAAAAGGCTGTTGATAGTGTAAAGGCTCGTTTGTCAAAAGGCGAGACTGTGATGGGTGAGTTAGATCACCCTGAAGAATTACAAATAAATTTAGACCGTGTTAGTCATATAATTACTGACATGTATTGTGAAGATGCAAACGGTCTTGGAAAACTTAAAATTATAGATACACCGATGGGTAATATAGCAAGAGCATTATTAACTGCAGGAGCAAATCTTGGTGTAAGCAGTAGAGGTAGCGGAAATGTCGGCGGAAGTGGACAGGTCAGCGACTTTGATATTGTAACAGTGGACATTGTGGCACAACCAAGTGCACCTGATGCCTATCCAAAAACTATATATGAGAGTTTGTTTAATATGCGAGGCGGAGCATCATTATTTGATACTGCCAAAGCATTAACAGAAGATAAAAGTGCAGAAAAACACTTGATGAAAGCAATCACTGGTTTCATCAACGAATTAAAAATATAAGTAGGAGACTACTATGACAGTGAATTTTACAGAACTACTTGAGAACGCGGAATTAACAGAAGATGTTAAGTCTGCTCTTCAAGAAGCCTGGGAAGGTAAAATTTCTGAAGCAAGAGAAGAACTTACTGCGGAACTTAGAGAAGAGTTTGCACAGCGATACGATCATGACAAAAGTCAAATCGTAGAAGCAGTTGACAACTTTATATCTGAAAAAGTTGAAGCAGAAATTTCCGCTATTGCAGAAGAAAAAACTGCCCTAGCAAGTGATCGAGTAAAGTATCACAAAGCAATTAGTGAGCACTCTAAAGTACTTGATAAATTTGTAACTGAAATGGTTGCAAAGGAAGTTAAAGAACTTAGAGCAGATAGAGATAGAACTAGCCAGCATGTAACAAAATTAGATAATTTTGTAGCAGAGCAACTAGCAACTGAACTATCCGAGTTCCACGAAGATAAAAAATCTTTAGTAGAACAAAAAGTCAAAATGGTACGTGAAGGCAAAAAACAACTTGCTGAAGCGAAGAAAGACTTTATTAAGAAGGCCGCAGACAAAGTTGAAAACGTTGTCAATGGCGTAATTGTTAATGAAGTTAAATCATTCCGTGATGATATTACTAAAGCACGTGAAAATGACTTCGGTCGCAGAATTTTTGAAGCATTTGCAAATGAATTTGGCATGAGCCACTTGAATGAAGCAAAAGAAATCAAGAAAATACAAAAAGAAATTGCTGAAATGGAAACTAAACTTAACGAATCTGAGCAAGTAATTGCTGAGAAAGAAGATGCAGTTAAATTAACTGAATCTAAGTTGAGAATAGCAGAAGACACAATGAATCGTAAAGAAACATTGAATAGTCTAATGGCACCATTAGGTAAAGAGAAGAAAGAAATTATGTCAGACTTGCTTGAAAGTGTGAAAACATCTAAATTGGAAGAGTCCTTTAACAAGTACTTACCTTCAGTTCTAGATGGTGAATCACCTAGAGTAAAGAAAACATTGTCAGAATCCGTTACTAGTGAACACACTGGTAATAAGGCGACTGTTATTACAGAAGCCGATGACAAGAGTGCGGATGATATAGTAGAAATAGATATGATCCGTAAACTAGCCGGACTTTCAAAATAAATTAGGAGTTAAAAAATGGCGAACTTATTTGAAAGCAACTGGTCAGCAACTAAAGATGCTTTGCTTGAAGGACTTTCTGGAAACAGAAAATCTTCTTTAGATGTCGTCCTCGAAAATACAAAGAGACATTTGTCAGAGGCCGCAACAGCAGGTGCCACAGGTGCTGGTTCAGTAGCAACATTAAACAAGGTTATGTTACCTTTGATTAGAAGGGTTATGCCTTCCGTAATCGCAAACGAACTAGTAGGCGTACAGCCTATGACTGGCCCAGTAGGGCAAATCCATACACTAAGAGTCAGATATTCTGAAACTGGTGGTGGAGCAACAGCAGGTGATGAGGCATTAAGTCCTTTCAAACTTGCTTCTACTTATGCAGGATCTCCAGATGCAACAGCGTCTGCTGAGGGAAACCCAGGTAGAAAAATGAGCATTCAAATCTTAAAAGAAACTGTTGAAGCGAAAACCAGAAGGTTATCAGCA